ATAGCCTCCTAGTTCCTTACGCCGTCAGGTTCCGAGCCTGAAGATAGGTAACGGTGATAACGCCGACGCCAGCGCCGGTGTTCGTGGAAGTAACCGCAATCTTGCGATCGGTCGTGCCAACGTCATTCCAGTTGCCGGCGCGGGTCGCGTCGGTGCCCGGAGTGGCCGAAAGCGGGCCGACAGCAACGCCGTCAAGCGCACCAGCCGCCGTCAAGAACGTAGCCGAAGCCGTCGTGCCGACGCCGAAAGTCGTGGCAACGCCATCCCACGCAGTCGTCACCATGACGCTGATCGAAAGAATCTGGCTATTGGCGGGGATCACAATAGAAGTCGCAGACGAGGCCTGAGTAACAGCCGAAGACTGAGCCATCACCACAAAGCCGACGTTGGTAACGTCTTTGCCGAGCGTGGTGCCGCTCGTATTCAGGATTCTACCGGCCTTGATAGGACCAGTAAACGTAGTCGTTCCCATAGGAACCTCCTGCACTTTATGCTCACGTTGTCTGTGCAGCGTCCGCTAGGCCGGTCAACGTGAACTGTTTGCCTAGATGAAAGGCGGGAGCCGTAGCCCCCGCCCTTTAGACTTACGACGGGAACGAGCCGTAAATCGAGCGCCAGTTGTAGTAGCCGAAGCTATAACGCTCGTAGCCCTTCACCAGAAGGTTGTCGGTCACGAAGTCAACCTGCATGTCGGATTCGAACTTGACGCGCTCCATGTAGGAGAGGCCGTCGATGTTCGTGAGCAGGAACCACGCGGACGACGAGGTGAGGAAGTCCGAAACCATGTAGGACTCAGGCAGACCGCCCGAGGTCATCATGATTGCGTTCACGTCGTTGTCGGCGGTGCCCGGACGCAGCTCGGTCTTCGTCAGACGAATCGCAACCGGCTCAAGGGCGGTCGGCACGATGAGCTTGCGCGCACGCGCGAAGACCTTCAGGCCAGCCTGATCCTTGAAGTTGGTACGAACGGCGATCATCGCGTTGAGCAGGGTGCTCTCGTTCAGTTCGACGGTCGCATAGTTCGACACCGTGGAGCCGTCGATCGGGTGATCCGAAGCGACAAGCGCCTTGCCGTCACCACCGATGGACGCATTGTACGTCGTCGCGGTGTTGAGGACGTTCGCGCCGTAGATTTCCTTGGTCTGCTGGAAGGACTCGATCAGACCGAGGTTCGACGGCATGAACTGCGTCTTGTAGAGGTTGTCGTCGATCGCCTTGCGGGTGATCGCGTAACCAAGAGCGATTTCCGTGTGCTCCTGATTGTAGACGTAACGCTCACCAGCATTGTTGTCGAAAGCGGTCTGGCCGCCTTCGGTCTTGAGCTGAGCGAGGCCGAGGAAGCGCATTTCAGCGGTGCGCTCCAGAGCCATCTTCGACTCATGCTTGGTGAAAATCTTGTCGTACTGAGACGGAATCTGCTCGTACTTGCCTTCAACGCCACGGAGGCCGGGGAGGAGAAGGTCTTTAATAGCCGAAAGATTGACAGCCATTGGTCCTTACTCCTGTTAGATGCCGGTCTGGTTCTTGGTCGTAACGTTGTTAAACGCCACGATGATGCGGTTGTACGCACCAGCCTCAGTGCCAGCCGAACCCGGAGGATCGACAACGAGGCCCACAACGCGGAAGGGAAGGGTGGTCGTCACGGCGGCAGTCGTAACGTCAGCGAACGCGCCGGAGAGGCCATTGGCGGTGTTACCCGTACCAATGTCAAAACCGATGTTCAGGTTGACGGTGGACTGCGTAGCGCCCGTAGCGCCGGTCTGCACAACGAACTTGGCGTTCGGGTCGTTAATGATGTAGCCTTCGACGGTCTGGGTCGAAGCAACATCGGAACCGGGCCAATAGTTCGACCAAACGGTGCGCTTCTGCGAAACCGAGAGGTACTTGCAACCGACGAACACGCCAGCAATGCCAGCAGCGGCAATCGTGCCGTCGCTACGCACAACAAGGCCGTTGGCGTCGGGTTCTACGGGGTCGCCGTAGTAGATGGCGGAAGCGTTATAAGCGATCACAACGGGAACCTGCTCATACGTCGGAGCAGAGCCGTTACCGCTGTACTGGCTGAAACCGAAAGGCGCATTGGTATTCGCCATGACGGAATCTCCTTCTTACAGGAGGTTCATCATCGCGCACCGGGGCGACTAAGAACCGGGAAAGTTTTACCTCCTCGCCGGGGGAGGCATTAGACCCCATACGGGGCCTTGTCTGTAAAATACCACCTAACGCTCAGAAATGTAAAGGGCCGCTCGAAAGCGGCCCCTAAAACCCAAAATGGGTTTAGTCCTTTGGAATGGGTACAGACTCGTAGGACTTTTTGATCTGAGGCCGGGTCTGGGCGTGGTCACGGGTAAGCGTGCCATCCGGCGTGCCGGCGATCTGAGCTTCCTTATCTCGAACCTGCTTGCGAGCAAGGTAGTCATGCCGGCGACGAGCCTCCTCGACCACCTCAGACGGGCGCTCCATAAGGATCATACCGTCACGCTCGATGGTGTTCCCCGACCAGTTAGCTGGCATCATGGCTCGATGAGCATTGTCGCGGTTAAGAGGCACCGGCTCCCAGCCAGCGCGAGCCAATTCGACCATGTGGCTCGGGTCTTCAGCGCCCAGAAGTAGCCGGCGCTTCCATTCGTAAGCCCAGCCCTCGGGAATGATTTGAGGATCAACGTAATACTTGTCGCCACCCTCGTTGACATGCTCCAACTGACCACGCAGTTCAGCAGTTCTGCGGCGAGCGCGCTCCAACGGATCATCTTCGCGCATCTCAGACCTCATTTCTGGGCGAGGGACAGCGTTTTCAATGGCTTGAGTCTCCGAATCAGCGTCCTTCGGGCGACGGCCACGGCGACGAGGGGCTTCAGCAGCGTTATTTTCCATTTTAATCTCCTATCAGTTCATTTTGCCTTCGCGCTTCAGCGCAAGTTTATGCTGAGCGTATTCTTTCTCGCTCATACCAAACATTTTAGCCGCCTCAGCCTCAGCGGAAGACAGGCGAACCACGTTTGCGCGCGGAGAGGACGATCGATTGACTGGAGCAGCCGGCGGAGCGGCTCTTGGAGCAGGGCGAGAAGCGCCTGAAAGCGGCGATTCAGCCTGTTCAGCCTGCTCATTTTGGGTTTGACGACGAATTTTGAGCGTATCTTCAATAAACCCAAAGTATTCGTCGCTGTCAGGCCGGAATCCGTCAGCCACCGCAAGGTTATGAGCTGCAATCATCTTCTGCTGAAGACGAGAGTCGGTCACAAACTGCGGATTCTTGCGAATCCATTCAGCCGATCGAGGCGAAACGCGAGAAGCAAAGTCTTCAACCGGGTCTGTCTGATATTTGACAGGAGGCTGACGAGGCTTTGACTCCATTGCAGCCCTGCCGTTCTCCAACTGGAGCAGCTTGGCGGCGTTTGAACTCATGCTTTCTTGGATTTCGGCGGCTCGATCGTAATCACCGACCGACAAAGCCTCCTTGTAATGCGACTTCAGAACGTCGTTTTCACGGCGAACGGTGTCGATCGCATTAACAACAAGCTGAAGATTGGTGTCTTCAACCTCATTGTAGGCCCGATTGGCGTGTTCAGCCGCATCACGCGCACGCATTTCGGCTTCTTTGCGAGCGCGGCGCTCATCTTCCAGCTTTTGCTGAAGCTGTTTTAGTTGTGCCTGAACGTCATCGTCTTCTTTGGCTTCAGGAGCAGCCTGCACTTCTGGCGCTTCAGCTTCAACATCAACCTCAACAGCAACGTCTTCTGCTTTATTTTCATTTTCGCCCATATCGAGGGCCATTTGCTCTTCATTTCCAGCCATTTTTATCTCCTCACCATACCAAATCAGGATTTGGAACGCGCATTTTGACCTGTGTATCAATCAAAATACGGCAGAGAACCCCGTTGACCGTGATACTCCATCCATCAGACGGACGGAAAACCAGCCAGTCGTTGAGGTTAAAGGTCTCACCATCAAACCAGCCCTCGTCATTGGGCTCGAATGCGCGCGGACCCTGCTTCAAAAGCAGCCCAACCTTTGACTGGAAACGATCCTCTTCGGTCGTCTTGTCAGACAAATACAGGCCGCTCTTGGTCTTCTGCGGGCGGATATAAACGCCCACAAGAAGCTGGTTATTAAACAGCTCAATCTGCGAAAGATCGCCGATTTCCTCGACAATCTTCTTTGCCGGATCGACCTCATGCTCCATCAACATGAAAGGCATACTTACCCCCTTCTGCTCTCGTCGCCGTTAGCGATAGCCTCGGCCTCTTCCGCAAGCTCTAAAGCCCGCTGAAGTCCTGTGATTATTCCGACTTGGTGTTTGTAGGCGGCAAAATCAAATGTCCCGTGCGCCAGTACAAGATTATCTTTCAGCCGCTGAATTTCTGATTTTATTGCCTTTTCCAGTTCATGCTGGAAAAAAGCCTGATATGTCAAAGCCATAACCGCCCCCTGCGGTTCCCCCTAGATGGTTGGGACGGGAATGATAGGGGGCACCATTCCCGTCCCGTATCCACAGCGATGATGGGTCGCTGCGAATTATTTGCGGCGCTGGATTTCCGTCTTTTCCAAACGACCCAGACCCGAGCCTGCGCCCGCATCCATGTCCTTGTAGGAACGGTAAACCTTGCCGCCTGCCTTGCGGTTCGAGCGAGAAGCGATCTCGGTCTTCTCAAGACGGCCAAGGCCAGAGCCAGCGCCGGCGTCCATGTCCTTATAGGAACGATAGACGCGACCGCCGGCCTTGCGTCCCATCATGGGAGGCATACCGGGAGCGCCGCCCGGAGGCATCGGGGGCATACCCGGAGGAGGACCGCCAGCCGGGCCACCCGGAGGCGGCATGATCGGCGGAGCAGCCGGCGGGGGTGCAGGCATCTTCATCATCGGGTTATCGACATCCATACCGCCCGTCTCAGGCTTGCCGGCCTGAATAACGATGTTGATGTTGGTCTTACCTTTCTTGGTGCGACCACCCGATTTGCGGGCCATACGGCCACCGGGGACGACGCCCGGAACCTTCTCGGGATAGCCCGCGCCAGAGAAGACCTGCCCGCCATTTTTGCGGGCTGTACGCGATCTTTCTTTTGAAAGATTTCGAAGCATGGACGGGGATGGATCACGATACATCTCTTGATCCATTGAATCTTGAAAATGACCCGCGTTTTCAAGTGTCTGACGAACACTGTTTTCAGTGTCGTTAATGCTTTCTTTGGGGGCGTTATATTTGCCGCGATTTGCAGCATCTTGAAGGTTAGCGCCGCCGCCCATTTTGCCGGTGCGCGCGGACGGCTTCACCATCTTCTTGATGAGGGCCTTGTCCATCGCTTCGTCGGGGTGCTTAGCCTCGCCACCCTTCTTCATGGCGCTGCTCATGACCTGCGTGCCGCCCTTGGCGCGAAGAGACTTGTAGTCTTCAGCCTTGCCGCCCTTCTTGAGGCCAAGGAACTTCTTGACGCCCTGAGACGGCATGGCGGGGGCAAAGTTAAGGCGATCAGCAGGGACGCCAGCCGCAGAAGCCGAGTTCTGGAGGATGGCGTTACCAGCCGCCATCGGCCCACCCATCTGCTTCTTGGCGCGGCCACCGCGCTTCTTCTCGTCCTTATCTCCCTTGCCGAGACCGGCAAGCATGGCAATTGGACTGAGAACCTTGAGAACGTCGCCACCAGAGAACTTCTTAGCGCGACCGCCGGACTTGCGGCTCTCCATAAACTTCTTGGCTTCTTCAGCCGTCATGCCTTCATCACGCGGGAGGTCCTTCGGACGAGCCGGCGGAAGGGGCGGGTTCTTCGGGAGCTTGCTCTCAGGCTGGGCGCGAGTAGCAGTCGGAGAAACGACGCGCGTGTCGCCCTCGTAAAGACCGCCGCCATGCTCCTTCTTGGCGCGGCCACCCTTCTTCATGCCGCCAATGTGCTTCTTGCCTTCGCGCTCTTCGTTAGCAGCCTTAACATTTCTGTTAACTTTTGCGTTAGCATAGGCGGTCGCTTCACCGCCGGACTTGCGCTGCTTGCGGTCGGCGCGGGTCGGCGCACAAGCGCCTTCGACTTTGCCACCACTTTTGTAGGCACGGCGAGAAATCGGGCGCAGGCCGGTCTTAACGTCAGCGTTAAGAAGCTCCGGCGGGGTAAACGTCGAGGAATCGACTTTTTGGGTCGGGCGATCAGACCCAAGGCGCTTGGCCTTTTCTTTCAAGGCCGCGCGGGCCTTTTTAGCCATCTCAGACATGCCTGCTCCTAGCTAGGTTATCCGGGCGTCCCCGGCGCTGCCTGTCTGTTGGGGGCTCGGGCAGCATCAAGCCGTGAATAATCATAGCACAATCTGGGCAGGCTACACAGCGCCACCCCGAGCGTACTTGCGTTTCACCTTAACAAGGTCATGGTCAAACACGACGTAGTTGCGAGAGCCTTCGCCCTCATCTCGCGACCCAGCGTCCAAATATTGCACGCCATGCACGCCAACTTCGCGCAGCAAGCGCGACGCGGCAGCGTGCGATCCAGCAATGTCCGACAATTTTTCATAAAATTCGCCGCCAGTGGGCGCGTGATAAAATGAACTCATCACTCGATCGTAATGGCGCACGCCGGGCAGCAGGTCGCCGACAACAGCGTTGTTGTCATGGTTGAAATCGTGGTCCCAGTCCAAAAGATAATCAGGGTTTGCTTTAATGCGAACTTCATACATATGGCCGGTGCGCGGCGTGGCACCCTGCGCTTTTGCTTCCATCAACTTTGCAAGATCGCGGTTAATCATGTCCGCGTTTTCAGGCTGCGTTTCTAACAGTCCACGAGCGCGGTCTATAGCGTTGTCGATGCTTTTGTTTGCCGCAACACGAATGTTCAAATGCTCTAAGTCACCGTAAGGGTCTAGAACCTTTCCGGCGCTTGTTTGATACGTTCCCTGCGCGAGCTTGTCCCTGTATCCACGCGCAACAGGTTCGGCTTCAGCAAAATACAGCCCATGCCCATATGCCTGAGCGCCCTCGCCCGTGCCGATCTTGCTGATGTCAAACTGCTCAAAGTCATGCGGCGAGCCGTGGTAGGCCGTCAGACCTTCGTCTTCGTCATCATCGACAGAGCCGCCGGAAGCCTTTGATGCTTTACCTTCTGCATCATCAGACAGAAACTTCCACGATCCATCAGGTTGTTCATGCTCAATATGTTCTGGCGGGACAACTTTTTCTGTTGCCGTTATATCGGAATATGAAAGATGGCTCATTGCGTCAGACGGCAATTTACTTAAATGTACGCGCAAAAGCGCGCCTTCTCTTTTTTTACCTGCAAATTGATTTGCCGGGCTCTCCGCATATCTTCGACTTTCATTGGGGTCTTTATGAAACCATGTAGACCCGTCTGATGCTTCTGGATCAAGGCCGTTTTTTGATATAAACGGAACGAGAGAACGCGCTGTACCGTGATATACAAAGTCTTTAACGCGATCCGGTTTTGATTTGTGCTTATTAACTTCTCCGCCGTCAGCCTTGTTGATGTCGCCGGTTTCGCTGTAATCGCCGGTATTGGACAGCGCAGATTTGATCTGGCCGGGATGCCCAAGCGCCACGGCAAGGTTTCCATTCTCTGATTTAGGCACCCAGCCGTCATAACCTTGCGACCGCA